AATGCAGCAGGGGACGAGGGAGTTCCTGTCGGCAATGACGCTAACAAGAAGTCTCAAGAGTTACAGCAACAAGGTGATAAGGATCACGCAATGTACGAGAAAGAGGATACCATTATGAATAAAGAAAGAATTGATGAATTTCTCCCTGCAATCGCAGCGGGACTTGCTAGAACAGGTGCTATGGTTGGCAGAGGTGTGGCTAAGGCTGGAGCGGCTGTAACTAAAACGGCTGGAAAGGCTGCTGGAAAAGCTGCTGGGCAGGCAGGGAAATACCTAACTAAAAAAGCAGGTGAACACGCAAAAGGTATGGTTAAAACAGGAGTGAAAAATACTCTAGCAAAAACCAAAGAGAAGCTTTCTCCTAAGGATGAAACTATGGAAGACAATACACAATATAAGAATAAATATGTTAGAAAATTAATGGAAATGGACGGACCTACAGAGACAAATGAGGGCCGTTCGTCGATCAAGCTGAGGCAAGCTGCAACTCAGCAACAAAGTAAAGAAGAGGCTCCTAAACTCACTGCACAGCAAATAGCAAATAGAGCAGCTTACGCTAGAGGAGAGCATCCTAAGAAACCTACAGAAGCTAAGAAACCTACAGAAGAACACACAGCGTATCAAAGGATTGGTGTCTTAATAGCTGAAGCTCTTGGTGTCTTAATGGGAGAGAGTTCTCCGAACGCACGGCCAATGACCCCCGAAGAGCGTAAAGCTATGCACCGCTTGGCTTCCGCTGGTCGAGGAGGCGATGATGATAAAACCCCAACCAGAACAAGGCCTGGAGCGAGGAAAGTTATTCCTCTAGAAAAGCCTAAGGGAGAATCTACTATATACCACAGAATGGGTAGGCTTTTTATAGAAGCGATTGGCAAACAAGATGAAAGAAATACAGAGACAGGCTCTGGATCGGACTTCAAGCCAGGGGAAGGTCCCAAGGCTCCGAAAGATATGACCGCCGCCGAGAAAAAAGACGCGGACACGAAGACTGCCAAAGAAATGGCTAAGAGAGCAGCTAGCAATAAATAGATGAACCGAAAGAACTACAAGGTATCCACAGAACTACCTGAGCTACCCGATCTGGATGGCGAGGATAGCATTCTAAGCTTATTTGATCAGACAAACCCTGATATAAATTTGTTTAATTTGGTGGATGACGAGATGATTCGCCTTGCAGGATCAAAAATGTATTTCTATAAGTACTATCAGACAGAAGATTTTGATCCTGTGTACATGGAAGCAAGGAATAAACCCGTAGCTAAAGAGCCAATCATTGTACATGCTCATTATGATCCTATCTCGTTGAGCGAAGAGCTTACCCAGTTTGGAATTGAGTTAACCAATGATCAGTTGTTTACATTCAATAAAAGTTATATTGAAAGAAAGCTACACCGATCTGTAATTCCTGGAGACATTATCAAGCCTCAATTTCAGAACCAGATGTATGAGATCTTTGAGGTTGTTGAAGATGGCTTTGAAGCCTACGGTGTGTACCACCTAGTTTGCTCTGCAAGGCTTCTTCGTGACGCTACTGATGTCCAAGACACTCCTCTCCTAGAGGTGAGTGAAGAGCTTGGTGGTTACGCAGGAGGGAAGCCAGATGTCATATGATCTTTCTGGTGGAACCGTTGGGTATGTAGGAACTAGCACTAGTTCTATCTTAACCGATTGGAATGCTTCCTCCTATCCTAGCCATAGTAGAAGTTATCCTACCCGAGAAGGATGGATTCGCAAAGAGATCTATAGGTTAACACAAGCTCAGACCACTATCTCACACGTTTATAAAGACTCCCTTAGAGGGATGATTGTATCTTTCAATGATGTGGGTTATATCAGTTCAGAGGAAAAGTTTATTGAGATCCAATGTATCCATGCCAATGCTGAACGAGCGGTCGCCAAACTAAAACAAGAAAATAATATTATCCTTCCTATCCTATCTATTTCTCAAACTACTACAGATAATGACGATGATCGCAGGCGAAATGAGAGTGTCCTTATTAATGATAAGTGGTGGGATGCGGATAAAGAGAGAGCCTTTAGAGTTATAAGTCTAGCTCCTCGGCCTGTGAATATAAACTACCAATTAAACATTTGGTGTAAGTATATGGCTGATATGGATCAGATTCTAGAGCAAGTTAGGTTGAAGTTCAATCCTGAGATGCAGGTCCCCACCAAGTATTCCACCCTGGCAAAATCTTATATCCTCTCGGAAGATGATGTCACTCCTGTAACAGCGTCGGACAAGGAAGATAGGGTTATCAAAAAGAGTATAAACGTAGTCTTGAGGACCTATATTCCTAGCCCCAAGTTTCTTATCACTTCTACGGGTAAGATCACTCAATTTAAAGTGGAGACTTCTTAATGCCTGGAGTTGAAACAGCGACACTAATTGCTACTTGTGGTGACCCACAAACAGGAAGCACTACAGTATTTGTAAATACATTCGGAGTAAGTCGTGTAGGTACAGATATGGCAATAGGGCCTATACTGGGGCCAGGAAGCCAAACAGTTTTTGCTGAGGGCTTTAATGTGTCTCTTCCTGGGGATGTTGTCTCTCCCCACCCTCCATGCCCTATAATCCCCATTCATTGTGCTGCATTAACAAATCCCGCTGGAAGCCTTAATGTTTTCGCAGGGACAGGCTTTAGTTCGGGGGAAGATCAGCCTGGACTTCTGGCTGCGGCTGATTTAAGAACTACTTTCCTCCTAGCGACCCCAAATTCAATCCCCGCAAATATTGGTACGCCTCCTGTACTTGCGGTGGGTATCCCAGTCACCTTTTCGTATTCAATTACAAATACAGGCGATGCTCCCGCAAGCAATTTTACTATTGGTTTATGGAGGACTCCTGATTTAAATGATGATCCCACGATGATTAATCAAAGGGGGCCTTTCATGCTAACAAGAACTTCGGCAGAAGAGATAGGAGCTACTCTTATAGATACTGAAGTAGTTACGGAATTAGATGCAGGGGAGACATACACAGGAACCTTTACATATGAAAACGATGAAAGGTGGAGTAATCTGCTTAAGCCTACATGGTTTGCTGTCTACCCAGATATTGATGACGTAATTGGTGAGACTGATGAAGCAAACTGGTTCCCTTCTGTATCAGTTACAATCACCTAGAAAAAAGTTATCAAAAAAAAGTATCTGCGTGAGTAGATAATAAGGAGTGAATTAGTTATGAAGTTAGTGAAAAACGATAGCCTGCAAGCCTTTACCATTTATTTTAATACGGAAACAGGTTGTAAGGAAAAGTGGATGAGCCCAGGAGAAACCATTGTAGTTCCTGGGAGCTATATAACAGAACAAATAAAAACTCTACACAGACGGAAAATTTTTAAGATTTCAAACGCTTAGGAGAATAAATTATGGCAAACTATGTAAGCCCTGGTGTCTACACCATTGAAAAAGATATTTCAGAATACACCCCATCAATCAACACTTCGGTGGTGGGGATTGTCGGTTTTGCACCTAAAGGTCCTACAAATAAAGCAACCTTAATTACAAGCCAGAATCAACTTCTTAGGACCTTTGGACAACCTTCTGAAGCTCTCACGGGTCAAGCCCTAGAAGGAGCCTTGGAAATCTTAGAGACTACAAGCCAGCTATATTTTATTCGGGCCGCTGACGCTGCGACTGCTGCTGATGCATCAGCTACCATAAGTATGGGTGTCTGTCCTGCTCTTATTGTGTCTGGCTCTCCTACTGCCGCTGGAATGGCTTTGAATGGATGGGGAGTGGCTCAGGGTACGACAACTCCTGGTGAGCCAGGAGGAGCGATCACTTTCCGAATTCAGTCTTACGACAATAACGGTGTTGCCCAGTTTACGGACAACAATAGCGCAGGAAGAGACTTCTCAGTTCCCGCAGGGACTTCCACAACGAGTCAGGGAGCAGCTTTAAAATCCGTCATTGGAGGCGATTTAGATTCTGATGTTGTTGGAGTAGTTTTAGGAGCAGGGTCCCTAACCACAGGAATTAACCTTTCAGGAGCTATCGTCGGTAGCTTCGCTGGTTCAGGAGCTTCTTTGGGTGTCTCTGCTTGTAGTGGAACCACCTTCAATGAAGCGAGCGGAGTTTCGGCTCTTGTTCCTGTGTCTGCTACTTTAGGAGCGGCTTCTGACTTTGGAGTATCAGGCCTCATCGCTTCAGCAGTTCGAGTTTACGGAGCTTCTTATATGGCAACAGGTGCTAACTCTGTTGCCTATGAAGTGGAATCCCAGTACCCTGGAGCAGGATACAATGCAGGTACTAGAACAGATGGAACCACAAGTGGAAACTCAGTAACTGTCAATCAGTTTGGTGGACATAATATGAGTGTTCTAATTAACCAAGATGGTACAACCCAAGAAACTTTCAAAGTAAACTTAGTTGGATCAGGTGCCTTTGTTGAGGATGTGATTAACACTGGAGCCACCAACCTTACGTCAGATATCATTAAAGGAAATATTGTTGCAGATGATCAGCCTACGGTAGCAACTCCAGGAGGAAACTTCTTTACAAAGATGGCAGCAATTGCTGGAACGACTGGTCTTGAAATGACCACCCAATTTTTAGAGCCAGTTACTAACCCCACAGGAGCAGGAACTGCTGTTGTAAACAATCTCGTTGTTACTTCTGGTGGTATTTTTAATAAGTTCCTTCAATCCACAGCAACGTCTCTAGCTGGGGGAACCAATGGTGTTGGAGTAGGTAATGCTCCTGCAAATGCATTGATTGGCAATGCCTCTGTTGAACCGAAGACAGGTATGCAGGTTCTAGATGATCCTGTCCTTAATGTAGGCTTTGCTCTTGTCCCTGGGGTTCAAACTCAGTCTGTACAGAATGCTCTGATTACTTTAGCTGAAACAAGCCAAAACTTTATGGCTCTTGTTTCTCCTCCATATGGTATCGGAACTGTTAGTGATGCAATTCAATGGACAAACGGGCAATCAACGAGCACTGCTGGGTCCAGAACCTCTCCTATCAATAGTTCCTACGCTGCTATCCACTGGCCTTGGGTGCAAGTCTTTAGTACCTTCGATGGAAAAGATAGGTGGTATGATCCCTCGATCTTTGCAGCCCGTCAGTTCTCCTTTACAGATGCTGTATCTGACAGTTGGTTTGCTCCTGCTGGGTTCCAACGAGGTAGACTTACAAAGCCTACGGATGTTGAAGTTAAGTTGAACCAAGGAGATAGAGATAGCCTCTATAGTGGAGGAAATTGTATCAATCCTATTGTTAACTTCCCTCAACAAGGCATAACAATCTTTGGTCAAAGAACTGCTCAGAGGGCTGCCACTGCTTTGGATAGAATTAATATTAGACGCTTGATGATTTATATCAGAAAGGTTATCGTTAACTCTTGCCAGAGATTTGTGTTTGAGCCCAATGATACTTTTACATGGTCACAGGTAGAAGGTCTTGTGAATCCTTTCCTGGATGATATTCGTAGACGTAGAGGGATCACGGAGTTCCGCGTTGTTTGCGATGATACAACTAACACCCCAGTAAGAATTGATAGAAATGAAATGTGGACAAAGGTTATCATCAAGCCCACAAAAACTGCTGAGATTCTTATCTTTGAGATTAACCTCACCAACCAAGCAGCCGATCTCGGCACTATTTAGGAGAATAATTAATAATGACAACATCATATTACAAAAATAAATACGACAGGCAGTTCACCCCAGGGCAAGGGCTTCCTACCATCTCTACTGATCTTGATTCAGTAAGGGCGTATCAGTTTGAGATTCACTTCTTCGGTCTTCCCGCAGATATTACAAACCAAAGTGATCTTACCTTAGCGGCCAAGAAAGTAAACGGTATTGAGTATGCTAATGAAGCTATCACAATACATCGTGTCAATGACAAGGTTTTCTATCCTGGAAAAAACACTCCTGGTGATCTTCAAGTTACTTTTGATAATCTATACTTACGAGAAACTGCTTCTGACCTCTGGAAATTCTTCAAGCATGTCTATGATCCGATCACTGGTGAAATGACG